GTTTTTGTTCCCCATGTACCAGCGTTTTCGCCAGTTGCCATTAATTCTACGCCGAGAGGGGTATAAGTTGATGCCATAATTTTTCTCCTAATTGATACTTAGTTCGTTTTTATATTTTGTTTTGTTCATATTGTCAACATGGATTACTTAGTATTTCTAGTCCAGTTACCAGTTTGAGTAGCTGTCACTTGACTATAACCACCAGTTTGTTCAGCTGTAACACGTCCCCATCCTATAGGTGCTACGCCACTAGGAGAAAGTGTAACAGTTGCTGACACTCCAGTCAATCCCATTACGTCAGCTGGTGCAATAGCTCCTACTGATGCAGTTGCCGAAACTCCAGTTAAACCCATTTTTTGAGCTGGTGGTGTAATTGCTCCAACAGCAGAAGTTGCTGAAAGTCCTGTAGGCTGAACTGTTGGATTAGATGTAATGTTTGGAGCACCTACAGCACTCTCTGCTGAAAGTCCTGTTAATGATTCTGTATAATCTCCTCTAGCGACTGGAGATCCTACAGTTGCTGTTGCTGAAAGTCCGGTTAAAGGAACTCCTTCTCCAACAATAATTGAACCTACTGCTGAAGCCATAGCTTGACCTGTTAATGATTCGGTATAGTCTCCTCTTGCCGTTGGAGATCCTACGGTTCCTGTTGCTGAAACCCCAGTTAATCCCATTACATCTGCAGGATTTAAATAAAATATTCCACCATATCCATCTTCACCCCAAGTTTGATATCCCCACGTTACATTTGGCAAAGAAGCTGTTGCAGAAACTCCGGTTAAAGAAACAGTGGTTGCGTTTTCACCCCAGTTATTATCGCCCCACGCATCACGGCCCCAACCATCAGTAGCCCCTGCATAAGATAAATCACCTAAAGCTGTTGTTAAAGATTGTCCGGTTAAAGTTAGAGTGAGAGCATTTTCTCCCCAGTTCTCTGTTCCCCATGTATCACTTCCCCATCCTTGTTCAGGATAAGCGACTGCAGTTCCAAGAGCGGTTGTTAATGATTCTCCTGTAGTAGAAATTGTAACAGTATCAGATTGCCAAGAGTTATAACCCCAGGTTGTACCGGCTTTATTCCAAGTATTCGCCATAAGGAAGAACTCCTTATGCTATTGCTATAATAGCTGTTGCCGCAGCTGCTGCTGGAAATTCAATTGTGAAAGTTCCACTAGTAACTGTTTTATCTCCACCGAATGCGATTGTACAAACAGCTGGATCTCCACTTGCTGAATCATTAAAAATCATACATCCATTAGCTGTGAAAGTAGCAGTAGTCCAACTCGTATTTGAAAAATCACAAACCGCTGTATCTGAATCTAAAACTGGAGTTACACTCGTTAAAGCATTTCCTTTAGCAGAATAAGCACTTCCAGATGTATTAGAAATTTCGTTAGTGGCACTATATGCAGTTGTTGATTTATTAATAGTTGCTGAACTTGTATATAAAGCTAGATTAAAAGTATTTCCAGTTGATGCAGTAAAGTCATGAACAGCAGTTAAAATTTCTGTTTTGAAGCTATTACAAATTGCTGATGTTATTGCCATAAATTTTCTCCTAATTATTGAGGCGGTGACTCGATTGGTATTCTTATTGTACCATCCGTGTAATCGTCTCGTCTTCGTCTTCCAATTTGCATTGATGCAAACTTTTGTAGTTCTTGTTTATACTTTCCCTCGTATAATGTCAACATATCTGCTGGACCTTTTAAAAATCCAAAAGCTTCTCCTAAACAGGCATATAATAGCCCTTGTGGGAAGTACCTACTTACATAAGTCCCAGAAGTATTAGTCCCTAATCCTGTTGGTATTGCATTTCCGTATATTTTAATAACATAATTGGCGTCTGGAGTAGGAGCCATTAAAATAGATCCAGAAGTAGTGTCTGTTAATCCTGTTGCTCCTCCAAACATAGCATAATATTTAGGTTTCCCTGTAACATCAGCTCCTGAAGTTGTAGAGCCTTTAGGCCCAGTTAATTCTCCCACATACTCACTTAAAAAAGTTTGATCACGTTTTTGTAACCATGTGCCTTTTTCAGTAGAATTAGAAGTATTGAAAATTTCAACACCTCTTACAAATTGAAAACCTGCTGGAACTCTAACGGTATTAACATCTGTAGCAACTGTTCCTTCCCACTCTTGTCTATCTGAGTCCATCGGAATATCAAGATTGATTCTATGTTCTGCATTTTCTATAAATCTACCTAGAACAGCACCACTAAAAACAGTACTGTCTACTTCAGTATAACTTCTAATATCAGCTTCTAATGCTGAAAGTGTATATCCTGCCATTATGCTTCTATGGTTACCGGTCCAACGGACACTGGATAACCACCTCCTTCTATTCCACCTGTTGTAGCTGTATCAGTATTTACAACAAAATAAAACCAGTCAGTTGTAAAATCTGTATCTCTTGCACCTGCCACATATTTTCCTGTAGTAATAGCGTAACCTGCAGCTAAAGCAATTTTAGCTCCAGTAATTCCATCCCAACTTTCTGGATTCGCATAGGCTCCTGCTGTACTTGGCATTCCTCTAAAACGATAAGTGTCTCCATTAGTTAAACCATGATTCGGTACATTAACATTTATATAAGCAGATCCTGCACCGTAAGTTGTAAAAGGATTAAATGGCATTAACTGTGGGACATCTGGAGCAGTTCTTGAAGGTCTTGCATGTTGCAAACCTTGAGGATCAGCTCCTACTGGATGAGGTTCTAATTGAGGTTGTTTAACTTCAAATTCAGAAGTATGCACCCATGCACCGGTCCATTCCTGTACCATTTCTCTATATGGAAATGCTACACCAGACCTGTCTGATATTGCAAGTGCTCTTCTACCTTTTGAAAATCTAGCCATTATTTAGGTTTTCCTGTAAATATTTTATAGGATTTTTTTACGTCTCCCCAATCTAAATCTTTTACCTTTTTTTTATCTAATATTTTTTTCAACTTTTTTTGATCTTTGGTTAAAATTTTTTTTATAATACCCATTCCTTTAGTTAATAATGTCATATGTTTGGATAATAAATTTTAGGGGTTATATAAGTACTCGCTGGAGAACCGTCTTCTGCTAATGCTCTCGCAAATTCATCTTCGTATAATAATTTCATTTCTTGTGTTCTTTGTGGCGCAAACTTCATTGATAAATAATATGCAAGTCCTGACACCATGGGTGGAATAAATCTATAAGGAGTGTCAGTTGCATTTGTAAATGTTCCAACATCCTGAATTCTTTTTACATAATAAATATTTATATAATTAGATGCTGCTGTTGAATTAGGTAATGGATAAAGAGTAATACTAACTCGATCTACTAATCTTTGAATCCAATATTGTGAAGGTGTTCCAAGCGATGCTTTATTTGCTGTTGCAGCATAAGCGTCTCTTGCAACTTTAGTTAAACCGGTATCTGATTGAGAAGTGGTATTATAATTTTGTCTGTATGTAACATTTAAAATATCTGTAATACCATAGATATTAGTTACTGGAGTAGTGGTTGCTTGAGGCGATGCGGCAGCTGCTGCTGCGCTATCAACAGAGTTTCTATAAAAATTATAAACACCCATTCCTTCGTCAGTTGCATCTACACTTGTTGCAGAACCTTCTATGATATTTATATTAGTATTTCCTACTTCCCAAAAATGTACACCTCTGTTTCCCCATTCTTGAAAAAGAATATTTAAAGACCTTCGAGCTGTTTTTAATTGATGACCGGCAGTTCCTACTAAACCAATGCGTTCATACGAATCAGCTATAATTTCATCAATAGAAAAGTCCTGGTCAAAACTATATGCTCCTGAAGTAGTGTTTGCCATCGGCTACTCCTTAAAACGTTCCAACTATATATAAAAAATCTACGTTTGTTACATCTGCATATATTCCAGTGTCAGCATAAATACCAGCTCCTGGTAGTTTAAACTCCTGAACTGCATTATCGGCTGCACCAAACTTACCATGAAAAATTAATGCAGAAGCTGTTTTAGAACTGTCTGCTTCATTATAAAGTTTAATTTCACCATCAGCTGCATCACTTTGAGCATACACAGTCATAATATTTGCTTTAGTAATATCGGCTGCTGAACCTCCAACCAAAGCTTGTACTTGGCCATCTGCTGTAAGAACTACAGATTGTCTAACTTTAGATGTTATTCCCATAATCTTATCTCCTTAAAAAGATGCTCCCGAAGGAGCATCTTTAATTATTTATTAACTGTCAGCAAAAGGTGTTACCAGAGTACTTGACCCTAATAATTGTCCTGTGACATAGTAAGCATCGTTTGCTATTGCAGTGATCTGTACCACACTTCCAGCTAATCCACCTTTAGTTGAACCATTCATAGTGATCACATCATTACTTGATTCATCAGAAATGAATGTTTTTCCACCAGCACTATCATCAATACCTGTATACACAGCACCGTAAAACTTATCGGTTCCGTCTGTTTTGATATCCATGTCTGTTGCCGCTGTTTCTACCAAAAAGGTAAATGTAGCTCCAAGATTACTTAGAACGTTGTAATCGTTTGCTCCAGCTACCGCTGATGCACTACTCGCTAAAATAGTGGGTAAAGTAAATACACCATCCGCATCATTGCAAGTTAAAACTCTACCTGCATGAGATGCAACTGTTAAAGTTGTATTAGCTGTTAGACTAACGACTGCTTTAGGTCCGAAACTAATAAAACCATTTAATGATCTTACTGGTCCCGAAAATGTTGTGTTTGCCATATTATCCTCCTAGTTTCTGAACATAGTCTCTAGGCCGTCGACTATACTCGTCTATGTTCTTAATTAATTGTATAGTGATTTATTTATATAGTAGATTTTAGTAGAGTGCAAGAGATCCCTGCATGAAAGTACGATTTCAGCGATGTGGCGTTTATTTAAGTAGCCACAGAAATTTGAGGGGCAGAATTCCTGATTTTATTTTCTCTATCAGCAATCTTGGATTCCTCCAATTTAATTTCAGTGATGGTCTGTTTGATTCTCTCATCAATTTCAACCATGTCCAGAGTATATTTACCACTTTGTTCATACTCAGACTGCCACCTCAACTCCAAGGACCTTTTCGTATTGTATAGGTCTTGTAACATCAACAACCTCC